ACTCGTTAAGTTTGATTCTGCTGGTCGCAAGTTGTACAACTTTATTGTTGAAGAACTAAAGAACGAATTGGTTGAAGCGCAGCAATTACTTGGTGCTGGGTTTTCTATAGCCGCTCATTATGGTGAAGGATATAAGCCAGGAAGTCCAGCAGACATGATGCGTGGCTCCATAATGTCTAAGATAACTGCGCTTCGTATGGTCTGTGATAATCCGTATATTCTTGCAAATAGCGGCGCAAATTATGATGGAACAAAGGGAAGCGCCTATGCAAACTATCTTTGGAACAATGGTCACATTAAAGTCAAAGGAATGGGAGTTCCTAAACTAGACGCCGTAGTTCAGTATGTAAATGAACATCTTGAAACGGATGCCGATGCAAAGGTAGTCATATTTGCTTCTTATCTAGATGCGGTCGCCACAATCTACGACAGACTTGGTGGGACTTTGTACACAGGACAAATGAACTCAAAAGAAAAAGAAGCAAGCAAAGAAAAGTTTTTAACTGACCCAGATTGTCGAGTGTTTATTTCTTCTGATGCTGGTGGTTATGGAGTCGATTTGCCGAATGCAAACCTTTTGATTAACTATGACCTTCCCTGGAACGCAGGATTGGCAGTTCAACGAAACGGACGAATTAAGCGAACCTCCAGCCGTTGGCCTACCATAACCATTCAAGATTTCCTAATGCAGGGCTCCATCGAAGAACGTCAGCACGAGATGCTTCAGCAGAAGAACGCTGTGGCTGATGCGGTGCTAGACGGCACGGGAATCAATTCTCGTGGTGGTGTAGACTTGACAGTAGGAAGTCTTTTGAACTTCATATCACAAACTAAAGTAGGAGGGGCCGATGGCACGAGTATCTGAAGCAGAACCACGCATGAACAAGGATGAGTTAATTGCTCAAGCAAAAGAGTACGCATTTGCGAAAAAGCAGGTGGAGTACTTTGAAAAGAAATTAAAAGATTTAAAACAAGAAATTTTTGAACATGTTGAAGAACGTGGAGAGCAAGACGACAAGGGAAACATTGTTCTTGAACTACCAGAAGAAATTGAAGGCTTTGTTGCCATTACCAAACAACGTCGAGTGTCTAGAAAGATTGATGAAGATGTTGCGTTTGATATTATTGAAGAAAAAGGACTTCGTGACAAACTTGTAAAGATTGTAGAAGTTATTGATGAGGATGCTCTTATGGCTGCTCTGTATAACGATGAGTTGACCGAAGAAGAGATTGATGAAATGTATCCACAATCCGTTGTCTGGGCATTGGTGATGAATAAGAGATAGCCATGGCAGGATTACGAGGAGAAGACGAGATTATCGAGGCCTTTAGAGACCTCGAATACATTCCTGGTTCTAAAAAGAAAAGAAGAGAACCAGACCAAAAGGTTTCTCGCCGTAAAAGCGGTGAGACAAATGGTTGGGATGAAAACCCAATCATTAAAACATTAGGTGGAAAGGAAACAGAAGTCTTTACCATAGGTGCATTAGCACAAGCATTGGAAAAGACGATTGTCACAGTACGTCTATGGGAGCGCAAAGGCTATATCCCACGTGCCCCGTATCGACTTCGGTCTAAGACTTTAAAAGGTCAAAAGACTGGAGGAAATCGGGTTTATACCCGCACTCTTATAGAGTCTGCTGTTGAAGAGTTCTCCAAACGAAACCTACTTGGCTCTGCTCGTGTAGAATGGAGCCAACACGAAGACCTAACAGATGCTTTAGTAAAGCGCTGGAAGGACATCACATCCACAGAGAGCCAGCAACAATAAATCTGTACAGAGATACAGGTTTGTTCCGTGCCTCATTACCTAAAGGAAAGACATGCCAATTACAAAACCAGCAGTAAATGCTGAAAACTATCTCGATGAAGATAGCGAAACAACCCAACCAAAGGTTGGAACAACTGTGCAACAGGGCTGGGATGCCGTTGATGCACTTCTAAAGTCAGAATCAACTGAATTCCCAACTGACTTCCGTTTCTCCGAAGAACCACAACTTGTAAAGTTCCTCGAAGATTCCCCATTTGCAACTTACGAACAGCACTGGATTGAACGCCCAAAGGGTAAGAAGTCCTTTGTATGTATTGGAGATAACTGCCCACTTTGCGACATCCTTGGTGATAAGCCTCGTGGCAAGTTTGCATTTAATGTTTTAGTACTTAGTGGTGAAGTGCAGGGCGTACAGATTCTTACTGCACCACCATCGCTGGCTCGTCAAATCAAGAAAGCGCATGATGACGAGCGCAAAGGACCTCTTTCAAAAGAGTTCTGGGAGATTTCTCGACTAGGAACAGGACCAACGACGCAGTACACCCTCAACTTCGTCCGTGGTCGTGACCTTGCCGAGGAATGGAAACTAAACGCTGATGCGGTCAATGAACTTGTAGCAGCCGCTGAACCTTATACAGCAGAAGTAATTCGAGAGACCCCTCGCTCTGAACTACTAGAAGTTGCTCGTTCAATCGCTTAGTTAGTTTCCACGTGGGAGAGCCTGTTACCTCCATTTCAGGCTCTCCTACTTAAAGAGAGGGTTTTATGAATATCATTACAACAAAAGAACAACTTGAAGATTTGGTTGCGTATTACAAGAAGCAACCTGCATTTGCGTTTGATATCGAGTCTGTTGGTGAAGACCGAATTCAACCTGTAGTCAACGATGTACTGTGGATTTCTTTAGCGACAGATGGTCGCGTTGATGTTATACCTATGGGTCATCCCAATGGTGAGTTTTTGAACTGGGACAAAGAATTGTTATTAAGTGGTCAGCGCAAACTTGCTGCTGGCAAAGAGTTGAAAGATACGGATTATTCTAAAAACCAGGCTAAATGGAAACCTATGTTTGGACCTGCTCCTGAGCAATTACTTCCTGGAGATGTGTTCAAAGCCCTGCATCCATTGTTCTTTAGTGACAAGTTGAAGATTGGTCACAATGTAAAGTTTGATTTAAAGTCAATTGCAAAGTATTACAGAGGCAAAGTTCCTAATAAGCCATTCTTTGACACAATGATGGCATCGTTTATCATAAACAACCGTAATCGTGGATTTTTAGGATTAGCAGACTGCGCCAAGCGTGAACTTGGATTGACGGTTGAAAAGGGCGTTGGAGCACAAGTAGAGGTGCACTCTTTTAGTGATGTTGCTAAATATTCAGGACTAGATGCTGACGCAACATGGCAGTTATACAAGTTTCTAGAGCCTAAGTTAGAGGGAGACCTAAAACGTGTTTGGGGCCTAGAGATGGACGTTATAGCGGCTCTTTGCGACATGGAACTTACTGGGGCAAATATTGATGTTGATGAACTAACACAGTTAAAGAAGCGCCTTGAAAAGGATTTAGATAATGCTAAAGCAAAGGCTTGGAAACTAGTAGGAAAGCCATTTGCCATGAACTCTGTTCAGGAGAAGCAGAAGTTGCTGTTCTCTCCTAAAGAAGAAGGCGGTCGAGGAATCAAGCCTAATCTTCGTATCAAGGTTGCTTTGACAGCCAAAGGTCAAGAGATGGCTATGACTAACCCGATGAAGTTAGACATTCAACACTACTCCGTGTCTTCGGATGCGTTGGAGTTTTATCGAAGCAAAGACGAGTTGGTAGATGCCATCCTTGAATACCAAGATTTAAACAAGTTAATGACAACTTATGTAATGCCCTATCTTGGTGGAGAAGTTACCCATACTGTCATGGGCAAAACAAAGGTCAGCGAAAAGAAATCGCTCTTGATAAATGGCAAAGTACACACTAACTTCAAATCACACGGAGCAGAAACAGGACGTTTCTCTAGTAGCGACCCAAACCTACAGAACATTCCTAGTGGTGGAGACTATGGAACTCTTATTCGTAACCTGTTTATTGCGCCTCCAGGATACAAACTAGTGGTCGCTGACTACAGCCAGATTGAGCCTAGAATCATCGCCTCCTTTTCTAATGACCCAATTATGATGAAGAACTACCTAGAAGGCGGAGATATCTATACCACTATTGGTAACACTATGGGTGTAGAGCGCAAGGCAGGAAAGGTTCTAGTTCTAGCGATGTCTTATGGAGTTGGCCCAGAAAAGATTGCTCAAAGTATCGGCTGTACTGTCAAAGATGCACGAGACCTATTAGACCGTTTTAGTAAACAGTTTAATGACATTGCTAAGTATCGAGCACGAGTTATCCGTATGGCTGCTGCCCAGACACCTACACCGTATGTGTCTACCCTGTTTGGTCGTCGTCGTTATATCCCTGACCTCAAGAGTAGAGACCAAGGTCTAAAGTCACGAGCAGAGCGACAGGCCTTCAATACGGTTATTCAAGGTTCTGCAGCAGACATTATGAAACTGGCAATTGTTAGGGCTCACTCCTGCTTTGTAGACGAGCCTGGAGCAAACGTCATTTTGACCGTGCATGATGAGTTGGTTACCGTTGCCCGTGAAGATTTAGCGGAAGATGTGGCAGAAGCAATCCGCGAGTCAATGGAAGGCATTCGTCTTCCAGAGATTACAGTTCCGCTCATTGCTGAAGCAAAAATCGTCGATAGATGGGGAGAAGCCAAAGAATGAAGTTCTTATGCAAAATATACGGACACAAGATGTACAGCATAACTTGGGCAGCCAATAGTGATGACTTTACAGTTCTTTGCGTTAGATGTGAAAAATCATGGACAAAAAATACAAGGTTAGGTTCTCACAGTGAGTAATGCTAATTGGTGGGCTAATAAATTAGGACAACAACCAGCACAGCAACCTCGTCCTGCAAATATTCCTATGCCACCTTCACAACAACCTATGACTCCATACGTTGCTCCTCAACCACAGATGAATCCTGTTGTATCAAAAGCACAAAGCGCATTACAGAACCAGTCTTGCCCGAACTGTTCTTCAAACAACTATATGAGTGTTGCTGGAGCGAAGTTGCGTTGCTATGACTGTGGGTATCCTTTAGAGCAATCAGGAAGTAGATACGGCTCTCTTACTGGAGCAAAGGTTGAA